GCATGACAGGATAGATCGGATGCTACAGTGTTGCTCCCTTCCGCATGGCTGTACGGAGCGTTAGCCGTAGTCTTATACCCTTCGGCATGAGAATAGTACGCTGATGCAACATTGTTTTCGTAGTCGTTGAAAACCTCGCAGTTCCTGTCGGTATTGGTAAACTTGCCGACACCGCCGGCATTACCGGCAGTAATTTTGTTGTTTATGATTTTCTGCGTATTTCCTGCCGTTGCCTTGTTCAGTACATTAAGCACCTTCAGCTTTTTGTCACCGCATACATAGCTTTGCGAGTGCTTGCCGTTTGCATATTCGTCCGTGATCTCGGTTATGACAGTTTTATATTCTACCCCGTCAATGCGGATAGATACCTTCTGTGCTAGCTCAGGTTCGGCTTCGTCATCCATAAACAGCGGTTCTATCTCAAAGTCATCAGATACCACATATTCTTCCGCCGCCTTAAGTGCGTATCTGTCTATCTCGGCTACGCTGTCGGTATCGACATCAAGCACAAGCTCTTTACGCTTTACTCCGCTTGCGGTATCATTGGGACGTTTCACACATTTTATCGTGACATCATCACCGCTACCGACTACGGCATATATAGCGTTCTTGTATGCTGATGTTCCGTCCTTGCGTGTGTAACTCTTGATGTTGTATCTGCTCTCGTCTATGATGATAACAGGCTTGTCCTCGCTTGATTCCATGTGCGGATTGTAGTTGTCGCTGTCCTCCGCATTATCGTCAATAATCAGCCGCATATCGTAAAAATGCGTCTTGCAGTTTTTTAGCAGATTAAAAATTGCCGTGCTGACAGGCTCAAGACGTGTCATGTAGCGATCATCCTGTATGCCTGTAAGCGGCGGGTCTGCGTTGATCTGATTTACAGGCATCGTTATGCCGAACATGCCGTATATCTGTCTGTCGCTGTCTGTAGCGTTAACGATATTGTAGTTGATGATGTCCGAGATGCACGAAAATGTAGTGCCACTTGTGACGTAATAGCCGTATGTTCCCTTGTCCTGTTCTTCTTTCGGAAAAAGCGTGACACGAAGTGCAAACAGATACTTCAGATCATATCCGGTGACGGTTATCTTATCATCCTTCTTCTCAATGTCCGTAACATAAAGAAACGTTCCTCTTACTATACGCTTTGTCGGATCGCTTGCTATATATGTCTGACCGAGCTTTTCCCCGACTATCAGCATACGGTCCGACTGCATACATCCGGCTTCATCTGCGTGTGTAGGTATTGTCATCTCGAAACTGCCGATGTCATATGCTCTGCGTGTATACTTGAAACTTTCGACATCAGATACGATACCAACAAGATTCTGCGAGAATTTCGGCTTCTCTGCCGATAAAAAATCGTATACTCTAACTATCATCAGATACTCCTTACATAATCAAAACGTACCAGCTTTGCTTTTATCGTGCCTGCTGTTGCAATGTTCTTTACCGATAAAGTGTTATTGCCGGGATAGATATACTGCGATGTTGACTTTATCAGGTCGATGCCGGAACGCTGTGAATACGGTATATACACCTTGCCGAGAAGTCCCCAGTCGATGTTTATCACATCACTTGTGCTCAGGTATTTTGTCAGCTGAAGCTCTCCGGTTATCGTTTTGCTGCCCCGCTGTGGCTCTTTTCCGGTAATACTCATATAGCTGTACGGTATCGCTTTATCTTGACCGCTAAGCGTAATTATAGCTGAATGCGTGTCTGTGCCTGCCATGCTGACAGGTGCCGATATGTAAAGCATAGCCGGCACTTTGTCCTCCGTCTGCGCTGTGAAATTTACCGACTGCGTTTTTCCCGCAGCGGCTGATACCTCCACATCTTCCGCCTTTACACGCCAGAACGGAACGTATGACAGGATCGTTATTTTTGATGTGCACAGCACACCTACCTGCCGTTCTACCGCAGGAAGCTCACTGACAACGCCCTCAATCTGATATGTCTTGCCGGCGCTGTTCGTGTATTTCAGCGTACCTTCAACACCGGCGGGAAAATACCGCAGAAGCTTTCTGCGAAGTTCATACATTGTAGCCGGCTTTCCGCTGCGAGGAAGCAGAGCGATTTCTGCGATGATAGTACGGATATTTGCTTTTGCGCCGTAAAATCCCGCACCGTCAAAGCCTACACGCTCGGAGCTGTCGTGCTTATATCCGAGCGCATTTCCCTCAAAGCTAAGCAGGTGGAGCGGTATGTATCCGTCTGCATCGGATGATGTGTTGACATCGTCTATCGTTACCGCCGTACCGAGAACGGTTGAAAATGTGATTTTCTCCATACTTTTCTCCTTATCTGATTACAATATCGTCCATCAGTGCGTCTTTTACCGCTTTTGTTATCTGAGCCATTGTCAGAGCCGTACCGATAAGGTTAACGTTCGCCGTGTTATTCCGTGTATTGTCGTTATTGACTATGCTTTCAACGGTTTTTGAGCCGTCGGCCATAGCCGACATTATCCGCTGTACGGTTTTCAGACTTTCGTTGATTGCGCTGATCTGATTGTTGTAGCTTTTCTGCTCGCTTTCATACTTTGCGTTTGCGGCATCCTTACGAGCCTGTGCGTTTCTCTGCCAGTCCTTTTCCGCCTTATCATCGTACAATCCCTGCAACTTTTTTTCCATCTGCTCACGGGAGAATTCGTCAAGCTGACTGTATTTAAGCTGTGCTTTAACTTCATTTATCTGCTTTTCGAGGTCGTTGTCCTCGTTCAAACGCTTGCGGGCTTCGATTTCATCGTCAATCGCCTTTATCGTAGCGTCACGCAGTTCTTTCTTTGCTTCAAGTTCACGCTTTATGAGGGCGATTTTTTTATCTGCTTCGGTCTTGTATGCCTCCGAAGCTTTTTTGAATTCATTGTCTTTACTGCTTTCTGACTTCTCGGACGAATTTCCGGTACCGCTGAAACTGCCAGCTTCCATATAGGTATCGAAGTTGTCATACATTGCCTTCAGTGCGTCACGCTTGAGCCTTAGGTCCTTTTTTGCTTCCCATTCCTGCTGATCGTAGTATGAGTTGATATTCGGTGTGCCGATTGTCGCATCGTACTCCGCTATCTGTGAAGCAAGCTTTGCCTTTGCAAGCTCTTTGTACGCTTCTGTGTTCAGCTTTATTTTGCCTGTTTCGTTGTCAAGACTGATACACTGCGTATACCCTGCGTCTATCAGCTTCAGCATAGTGTCATAGGATATATTGCCGTTCTTTTCCTGCTCTGCGTAGGCGGAAGCCAGTTCGTTAAGATTTTTTATAAGATCTGCTGTGCTGTCGGTGAGTTCTTCGGTGGTTTTTATGTTGTTGTTTTTGGTTTCGGTGTTTTCTTCGGTTTTCTTCGTTGCGGTTTCGGTTGCGGCGGCGAGGAGGGCTTCATCTTCGGCGGCTTGAGCGGCAAGGTTATTGTATTTTTCAAACCTTTCCGCTGTTAGTGTATATACTTCCGATTCTTTTTCACCTACCGATTCAAGGTAATGTATGTAATCTAAGTACGCTTGTGCTTTTTCGGCAAACGTTTCGCCCCCAATTTTTACAACATTTATTGTTCCTTCTGCAAACTTGGCTTCTCCAACTTTTATATTAGGATTATCTATAACACCGTTTTTTATATCTTCTAATCCTATTACAGATCCGCCAACTTCTTCCCCATTAGCAGCTTTATGTTTTGTAATAGACTCGTCAGTTAACTCCCTTTGCGCTTTGTTATTGTTATTTACAGCCGCCTGTGCCTTGATTCTTGCGTTCTCACGTTCCGCTTCCGTTGCCGCCTGTAATTTCTTTATATTCTCGGTATAGCTGTCATTCACAAGGTCTATAGCTTCTTTTGTATTGCCATAGGCGCTGTTAAGCTGTTCCTGCAAGTCTTTCAGTGTTTGTGTTTTCTCGGCGGCGGACTGAACCTTAGTAGCGGCGGATTCGTATTTTGCCATCACTTCTTCAAGCGTTTTAGTTTTATCGACCGATTTCTGCGCTTCATCGGATAATTCGGAAGCCGCCTGCGTAAGTTCCTCAACAGATTGTGTAGCGTTGTTTGTTGTGACTGCGAATGTCGCTATTCCTGCAATCGCTGTCAGTACAACCGATGCAATAAACACATACTTGTTTGCCGCACCAACAGCGTTGAATGCCGCCTGCGCCGTTGTTGCTGCCTTTGTCGCAGTTGTAAAGCTCTTTATTGCCGAAACCGTTGCGCTTATGACATTACCCATTCCGATAGTGATTTTAAATGTACCGAGTGCCACAGCCCCCGCTATTATTGCTTCCTTGAAGTCAAGCCCTACAGAGATAGCCTGCTTCAGAAAAGCGATAAGGTTTTTCAGCATAACGCCTACTCCTTGCGCCCATTCGTCAAGCGTTCCGTCCTGTTCCCATTCCGCCAGCTGATCGCTGACATCTTGTAGTGCAAATTTCACTTCTCCGAAAGCTCCTTCGCCCATTTTGCGAAAGAACTCTGAAACGTTATCCTGCAAGGTACTGAGCATACCCTGCATAGTCTGTGACTGCTTTTCCATCATTCCCGCAAACTTTCCGTTGCCTGTTGTAAGCCCGGTTATAGCCTTGTTCAGATCGTCTATACCGACCTTTCCTGCGGAAACCATCTTGGAAAATTCTTCACCTGTCACGCCTATGCTTTCGGCAAGTGCTGTCTGAAGCGGTACACCTGCCTCCGCCATCTGCCTTAGTTCTTCGCCGGTGACCTTGCCCTTCGCAAGCATCTGACCGTAGGCAAGCGTTATTCTGTCCATTTTCTCGGCGTTTCCGCTCGCAAGGTCACCGAGCTTTGTCATAGTATCGATAAGATTGCTTTCGTCCACACCGTAACTCATCAGAAGCAAACCGCCTGAGATTACGTTTTCAAGCGTAAGCGGTGTCTTAGCGGCAAACTCACGCATCTTCTCTATCATTGCCGACGCTTTTGACGCAGAACCTAGCATAACCTCAAGAGACGTCGTGTACTGCTCCATTTCGGCATTTGAGCCTATCAGCAGATCCCACAGCTTTTTACCGCCGTAAGCCGCAATAAAGCCGGTTATCAGCGTTTTCATCTTTTTCATCTCATCGGAAACACCGGAAACGCCTGACTTCTGTTTTTTCAGCTCACTTGTAGTTTCTTTAAGTTCGGTTTTCAAGTCAACCTGCTCTGCTTTAAGCTGTGCAGCTCTGGTTCGAGCCTTGTCAATCTCCTTTTCAAGCTCTGCCATCCGGGCTTTCTGTTCTTTTGTAGCTGTGCCGTTTTCTTTCTCGGCTGTTTTCAGCTGATCAAGCTCTTTTTCGTATTCCTTAGCTTTTTTGTTTGTGTCTGCAACGGCTTGCTTATTGAGTTCAAGTGCTTTGTTAAGCTCGGTGAGCTGGGCTTTTATTTCCTGTACGCCCTTAGAAAATTTCGTACTGTTCGCCCCGAAATTCGCAGTAAGTTCCTGTGCCATTATTTTTTACCTCCCTTTTCCCACAGTTCTTCTATTTCATCACGGAAGCGGTTTTCCGCAAGCTCCGTGATAGCTTTCTTCTTTGATATAAGCGCCGCTCTGATGTGCGAGTATGCCTGCACAGCGCCTATTTTTCTGCCGAGCTTATCCCTGCCGCCTTTCTTGCGGCTTTTCTTGCCCGGTCTGCCAAACTCGATAATCACGCTTTCAGGATGCGCTTTAATTGTAGCTGTGTCATACCCGGCTTTCACCTTGTACAGCTTGCCTGTTTTCGTTATCTGCTTTGACAACAGACCGCTGAGCTTTGTCGGAGATCCGTCTTTATTCGACCTGCCCTGCAGCATTCGCCGTTCTTCGTCTATCAGTTCATCGCCGACTTCTTCAAGGATTTCGGGGATAATCTTGCTGTTCAGTTTGCTATCCATTTCGTTTACTACTTGAATGAGATCTTTAAGGTCCATTCCGGATAAATCAAGAGTAAATAAATCATCGGACATTTTATCGCTCCTTTCAGAAAATTGGGTATAAAAAATCCACCCCTTTCGGAGTGGATGATTTATTCAGTTTTGTGCAAGTTGCATTTGGCTTTGTTAAGCCATTTGTTTAATGTGATATTTTGACCATGCACGTTAAAATCAAGTGCAATCACTCAACTGTAATGTTTGGTGATATTCTTAACACACTATTGCATTTATTGCATCGAAATTCACGAGCAGTCGAAACATCTTCTGTATTAGTGGTATAATATCCTTTCTGGCAATCTGTGCACTTGATTTTTTCGCCTTTTCTTAATCGTTCTATGAGTTCATAACCGTTTTCCATTTATATATCCGCCTTTCTTCCACTTAAACTCGGGATAGTTGTCTTTGGCAAGTTTTACTATATATCGTTTTTCTGCAACTGTTAAAGGTCTACCTGTTATAAACATTTTTTCTTTTGCAAAACAAACAGCTTCAGCCCATTGGTTTTGACCTATGCCATAATATAAATGCGTAGTTTCGTGTATCACCGTCTGTGCAGCCACTCTTTCATTTGCAATATTACGAGCATATAATCTGATGGAATTTCCTTGTTGCATTCCTCTGTTAGTATGACGCACTTCAGAATAATCGAAAATCGGTTTAACACCTTTTTCTGATAATTTAGTCAAAGCATCTCTACCGACACTTGATTTTTCCATTAAATCTACTACATTCTGCAATTCAAAATTAGAATTTTCAGAATTATTGGACACCTCGAAAACATCGGTAGCTTTTGCATAATTTATTATACTACTCTCTGTCAATTTGTCAACATCTTTTTTGCCGTTGTCAACCCCATTACCGCTTGTAAATCTGCCTGTATGCGGGTCGTGGTTATGGTTATATCTGAGCAGTATCCCTATCTCATCAAGACACCTCAGCTCCATATCTGTGAGAAACAGGTCGTACCTGTCGCTGCGGCACAATTCAATTATACCGAAATATCCTTGTATCAGTGTCATTTTATCAGCATTCCTATAACCACCGACAGCAGACCGCCTATAGCCCCTGCTATCATAAATTCTGCGTGATCAAGCAAAAATTCCTTTATTCTTTCCATAATATCCTCCTAATACTGCACAAACACGCCGCAATCGCCATTAAGTATCTCCTGCTGAAGCAGATACACCGCATTTATTAGCGACACTACCATATCGACCTTGCCTGCGGAACGCTTTTTGTTAACGTATTTATTTAAATTCGTGTCCTCTGTACAGCGAGCGTTGCTGAAATTTATTTCAAGCAGTTCATTCTTTGCGAAAACGACATTTCCCGTGAGTATTTGTTCTTTGAGCCACTTTGTCGGAGCGTGAAGTACGCTTGAATGTTGCCGTATCTCTACGCACTCTATCGGAACATCGGCGCTTTCGAGCTTCTGCACCGTTGATAGTGCGTTCCAGCGGTCAAAGCCGAGCTGGGCTATTATAACGCCGTACTTTTCTTTCAGCGTCAGTATGTAATTCTCGACAAAGCCGTAATCTATGATGTAATCGCCGCACGCAAAGCAATCACCGTTTGCAATATGCGTCTTGTAATTAACGTGTTCCTTTACCGATTTTTCCTCAACCTTTTCGGCAGGAACAAACGCTACCACTTTAACATATATCTTGCCCTCGTGATAGCATATCATAGCGAGCGCTGTGTTATCCTCTGTCTGTGAGAGGTCAAGTCCGAGATAGACTATCTTACCCTGCCAGAACTCGTCCGGCACGTCCTCAGAGCAGTTTTGCACGGATATAAGGTCAACATAACCCTCACTGCCTACACCCTTGTATTGAATATTGCAGTGCTTGCATAGGAAGTTCTCACGCTTGTTTTCATACAGCACGGCAAGTTGACGGTTGTCTTTCAGTTCCGAGAACAGATCTGCATTATCGACAGCTACAGGGTTTGACTGATACAGCACACTGTCGTTCGTCTTCCAGTCGGGTACAAGCTCAATATCCGGCTCATACAGCAGTGCAAAATATTTCTTGCCGGAGCTGTACACCCCGTCAAGCTGTTTCTTAGCTATATCTATTTCGTCCTTCAAGCCGTTATCATCATTCGGGTACTGTGTGGAAATAAGTATTCCGAGCTTGCTCTTAAGCGTAATCTGCGAGGAACGCATAGCTTCAACCGGATAACCGTCCATAGCCCCGACTTCATCGGCAAGGAACAGATGTGCCAGCTTACCGTCCAGCTTATCCTTACTATACGCAAGCGGCGTATACTCCGTATCACACATCAAGCATCTGATCTCGGACCGCATAATCTTGAAATGCTTTTCAAGCAGCGGAGAGGATTTTATAATTTTCTTGATAGCAACCTTAAGTTCGCTTGACAACTTAAGGTCGGGAGCTACAGAGAACAGACGGGAAAAGCGTGGCAGTGTCAGCATACCTATGATGAATATTACCGCCGCTGTGAACGTCTTGTAGTTCTTTCGAGCAATTTCGAGCAGTCCCGTGCTGTAATACAGCTTTCCGTCTATTTTCGTGCAAAGCACCGCATAGATAAAAAGCAGGCTGTAATCTTCAAGCGATGAGTACATATCACGGCCTAAGTCCGGGTGCTGTATGGCTTTTAGCAGTGCGGTTATCTTGTTCCATTCCTGAACATCTACATAACCGTCATCGACAGCTTTAAGCCATTCGGCACACTGTTTTCTGACGTATCTTCCGACCTTACCGGAGCTGTCCGTTGACGCCCACACGGCGTATTTGTACGCACGGCTGTCTTTAATCGTCATACTGTACAAACCTCTCTGTCGGGGCTTTGTACCCCATAAACGTTGCGTAGTCGTTCCATCTGTCCGTTATTTCGTACAGCGTGGAATATGTGAATTCTTCCTCCGTCCGTCCCATAATATCTATAAACAGACTGCGAAGCTTCTTGAAGTCGGGCTTTTCGTCTGTCGGTTTACTTCCTACTATCGGCGCAGGAAGTGCAGCGGTCGTTGCGGCAAGCACCCTGTCCTGCAGGTATTCCGGTGATAACTGTGTTGTTAGGTCGGACACTATTTCGGAACGCTGTGCCGAGCTGAACCCCAGTTCATCAAAGCAACACCGAAGCCCCGCTCTGATGTAGTCAAGCGGCAGTGGGAAGGTCAGTTCAAACGGGCTGACGCCCTTTTCTTCCGCTTCTATAAACGCTTTTATGTCATATCGCAGATATAAAGTATCTGTGATGTAAATTTTCTTGTTTAAAAGTTCTGTGAACATTGCATTTTCTCCTATAATCTTATAAATGACTATTGACATTTTTGCTGTATTGAGATATACTATTGATAGTAGATGTAATGTCTATGAAGGAGAGATGAACCTCTGCTATTTTGGCGGGGGGGCATCTCTTTTTTTTATATCTGCTTATACCTGATTACTCTTATATCGCTCTCAGATTTTACAATCATTATATCTACCTCTATATCTCTGTGCCATTTCATTCGCTTTTCAATAATGCCGAGCAACGTTTTTTCTTCAACGTTAAACTTTCTGCAGTCAAGCATTACTCCTCCGGGATTTCCCGATATTTGATTTATGCCTTTTCGCAAAGCGCTGTTAGCGGCTTTTTCGGACGAAAGACTTTTCAAATCCCAAAGTTTAGAATTCCATATATAATCGGGTGTTTTCACATGGTTTTGATTTTGCTCGTTCAACAAATGTATATCTCCACCCATTTTATTATGTAACCACTGTGCAAAAGCGATTTCTTCCTTATGTGCCTTAGAATTGTAACTATCATCATACGTTAATGAGCCCTCTCCCGGAGTGGCTCTGTTTTTATATTCCTCTGTAACATCAATATACTGCTTTCCGAATGTAAAACGACCTGTTACAGGGTCGTGGTTTTTATTATGCCTTAGCAGTATCCCTACCGCTTCAAGGCACCTCAGCTCCATATCGACAAGAAACGGGTCGTAACTGTTGCTGCGGCACAATTCAAGCAGTTCTATGTATCTTAATATCAGTTCCATTTTTCACCTATAGATAATTTTCGGGGCAGTTTCCCGCCCCGTCATATCTGTACTTTTTTTACGCTGAAGCTACAATAACGCCCGAAGCGGTCGCAAACCATGCGTCAATGCTTGCCTTGTCTTTAACGGGATCAAGACCCTTTACGCAGTACATATCAACGCCTGCGTTGATAAGCGCCTTGTAGTTTGCCTGCAGTGCAAGGCTGTTGAATGTTACGCCGTTCTCATCAGTCGTCTGTACGTTCTCGCCCTGTGAAGTGAACTTGCACTTGGGGAACTTGTACAGGTTTATCTTGCCGTCTGATGTCATAGTGCTGTAGATGCACATTACATCGGGTACAACATCATCCTTACCGCTTTCAAGCACTCCCGTTGCCGTGTTCACTTTTGCGCCGAAAAGTGCTACCTCGTCAGCGGAGTTTGTGTTCACAATTGTTACGTCAAGCGTACCGCCTGCCTTAGCTACATAGCTATCGACCTCGACACCGCTTGCATACTGCGATGCGCTGTTCATCTTAGGCGTGTATTTTGTTGTGATAAGTATGTCCTTGATCTCGGTCACATCACCGTATGCCAGTGTATCGGCGTTATCCGTTGTCAGCGGTGCATACGCAAAACGCTTGGTGCATACAGCCGACTTACGATCTGTACCCTGTGTTACTTTTGCCATAGTTATGTCCTTTCTTCATAGAGCGTAAACTCCATGACTAAAATTTTTCTGTTGGGATAAACATCAAATTGCGATAAATCGGTAGTGCCGGTAAATATACCGCCTACATTCTCTATCGCCGTCTGCGTTTTGTCATACAGCTCAATGTCTGCCTGCGGTGAAAATACGCTCACAGACAACGCATACTGCCGTATATTTGCCCTACCGGAGCTGAAGAACGCATCTCTGTACGATAAATTGTACACCGCATACTTCTCCGGCTCTTCGCCGTCCTCAAACTCAGGCATATAGCTGTAAAAATGCTCAAATACCGCCGAGAGTGCCGAATCGATCTTTTCTGTTGTCATTGTCAGCCTCCTCTCGCCAGTATCAGCTTTATATGCAGGTCGCTGTCGGCCGCTCCGGTTGTTTCGACGTGATACCGCCTGCCGTCAATCTGTACGACCGACTGACCGCTGTATTCACGTCTCCACATATACACGGTAAGCTCCGACTTGTATCCTGCCGTTTCGGCGGCATATTTTGCCGTTACGCCAGGCTCGGAAACCTTTGCGTATACGGTCTTTACCGCCCTGTCTGTTTTGCCCTGCGAGCCGTTTTTCTGCTCGGAGGATATGAGCGTGATTTTTCTGTTAAATGTCATTCTCATTCACTCCGTTCAGCAGATTTACGCTGTGCAGGGCGAGTATCTGAGCGGTCACGGGGTTCTGTGACGCTCTGTCGGACGAGAAGTCACGAGAGGAATACATATCGTTTATAAGCACTAAGTAAGCCACCGTGATGTCTTCGTATTCGTCTATTTTCGCATCGTCAAGCCCCGTATAGCCCTTGATATAGGATTTCGCCGCTCCGGCACAGATTTCAAGCATTCCGTCCTCATCATCGCTGACACCGCAGAATGCTTTAATCTTTGCGCTTGTTACCTCGCTTAGCTTCACTTTTCTCCTCCTTGTCTACAGGCACTATGTACCCGCAGGAGAGCAGGTCGTTCAGCACAGGACCGGCAGGGAGCTCACGCTCCTCGCCCTTTGCCATACTGACGGTGCCCGAAAAGTTGGTCGTTGCCTTTACTACCATTATTAGCCTCCTGCCTTCTTCATCTTAAGAGCGGCAATCTTCTGGGCATTCTCGACCTTTGCGTCAATCTCCACCCAGGCAATAACGCCGACAGCGTGCTGTGTTGCGTACTTTTCGTTAAGTATCTGGATAGACACATCTTCGGAGGTCTTAACAGCAAGACCGCTCATATCGCCGTAGTAGATAGCTGTCTTTTCGGAAGCGATAGCCGATACACTGTCGGTTGTGTATACGGGCTTGCCGAAAAGCGTATAGCCCCACTTTGCCGTTGCATCGGGATTAAGGATATATCTGCCCTCGTTGTCCTTGAGCTTTCTTATAGCGGTTCTTGTAGCCTTGTTCATAATCCAGCAGGCGTTATCCTGATATACGTCGGGGATTGTTTCCTGCAGATCGATAAGCTCATCTGCCGTGATAGCTGTCGCCGACGCTGTCGTTACCACCTGTGTAACACCTGCAGCAAGACCGTCTATCTTGCTTGCTGTGCCGTTGATAAGCTGGTTTTCGATCCACTTTGCCGCTGCAATTGAAACCTCGTTTATAACGTAAGAAACGATGTCAAACTGCGAGTTGTTGATAAGGCTTCTTGAAACCTTAGAGAGCGCACCTGCAAGATAGCCCTTGAGCTCGATGCTGAGGAACTTACCCGATGTGCTTGCAAGGTCCGTAAACTCTGTGGCATACGCCATTGAGATAGCCTGCGTTCCTTCGTCGTAGTAGGGAATCGAGAGAGTACCTGCAAGCGTGTATCTCGTTGCCATCTGATAGATAGGGCAGATGTCGATAACCTTACGGATTATCTTGTTTGCGATAGTTGCAGGGATGACTGCGCCGTTATCGCCCTTTGTCAGATTGACATCTTCTCTTGTTTCGACTATCTGGCCTGTACGCAGATAGTTTTCGAAAGCTCTTGTCTCTGCCTGCTCCTTGTCAGTTGCTGTGCCGCCTGACTTTGCAGAGTTCAGATTAAGAGCGTTCTGCTCCTCGATTGAGCGGATTGTCTTGTTCAGTGCCTCGACTTCCGACTTCTTAGCGTCATAGTCTGTCTGCTCCTCTGTTGTCATTGCTCTTGTTTCTGCTGTAGCCTTATCGCAGAGTGACTTCATATCGGCGATAAGAGCATTTCTCTTTTCAATGAGTGCTTTTAAATTCATACTGTTTCCTTTCCGCCGGATTATTCCGACATAAGCTGTAAAATTTCTATTTCCTTGCTGTAATCGGGGATAAACTCCCGGATTTCATCTGTTACTTCGACCGTATCGTTTTCAGCACTGCGCTGTTCCGTCACGGTCGTTTCCTCGCCTCTCGTTTCTATCGACGTTGCGATGTAAGCGGGATTGCGGTTGAGGATTGACACTTCGTGCAGTGTCAGCCCCGTAATCATTCTGCGCTGTACACCCTCGTCACACGGCTCAATGTGTGCCTGTGCTCCCGAAAAGCCGAAGCTCCACCCTGTCAGATGTCCTGCTCTCGCCTCTGCGATTACCTCTCTGTCGGTGATGTCGGCTTCTGCGTGAAGTCCTATGCTGTCCTCATGCAGTTTCAGTGTGCCGTCTGTGGTGTCAAGTACCTTGCTGTGATTGAACCTCAGCTCGACCTTAGGGTGTTCCTTAAGGCTTTTTGCAAACGTACCACTTACGATACGTTCAACAAACGGCGTTGTCATACCGGGCGCCATTGACGCAGGCAGACGCTTGCTGTCACGCTCTACGGCATTTACATATCCGCTGACGTGCATAAGATCAGCGGAACGGATTTCGATTTTCATTTTTATCACTCCTTCCTGTGTTTTGGGTATAAAAATACCGCCCTCGTGGAGCGGTAAAATTATTAAGTTTTGTGCAATCAATTGCACACGGATATAACAAAACCGCACTTGTTAAGAGCGGTCGTCATATTCAGTTTACAGTCAGCTGACTGCCGATAAGCATTTGCGCCGCCTGTGAAATAAGCGGCAGTGTGGTTGCACCTGCTTTAGCAAGCACGCTTTTTACTTTTCTCCACACTTTAGGGTCACGGATATTGTCTAAGTATTCGTGACCGCTGTATGTGATACTGCTGATAAACCCGTCAATATAGTGACCTGCCGCAAATTGAATTGTGGCATTTATATATCCGGCTTCTTTCAGCTTCTCTATCGTATAAAGAATTTCGTTATCTTCATACTTCGGGAGCTGTTCAAATATCGTTTCAACAGTCAGCGGATTTATATTAAGCTCCTCGTCAATCGTCTTGCTTTTCTCAACAGTAAGCAGTACACTGCGGACGCAATCATAATTCAGTTTCATTCTTCGTCCTCGTCATCTTCCCATTCAGAAGCGCAGGGAGGTAAGCCGTCCGGTGTTATCTCGTCAAAATACTTGCACGTATCTTCGACTGTTGCTTTCGGATTTTTTTCTAAATAATCTATGACTTTATCTGCCGTCTGATATTGCTCTGGGGCTTCAAGAAGGCAGATAAAACTCATATATACATCATAATTTTTACGTGAAACGTCATCGTTTGGCGGGTATATATATTCAGAAATTGTATCTGCAAAACGTTCTATAATACGTTTTTGATATTCTGATTGATATTTTCCGTACAGTTCTTCTTTTTTCATAACTAATTCTGCCTCCATTTCTTTCGTATAATTATGCCGCCCTCTCCGTCTGATTCTGCTTTATAACGATACTTGCCTTTACTTATATATCCACTTTCTCCTTTTTTGCTACTCGGATAAATGGTATTAAACTCTCCACATAGTTTACTGTAAGTTTTTGCTCCCACTTTTATACCGCTGTGATTTCTCTGCGGTGACGGCGCATATTTTGTTTTAGCCTGTGCTTTATGAACCGTAGTCACTGTACCGTCATCGTTGACCGTAACGGATTTGATTGCACCGTCACTCGTGCTTCCCATTAATTTTCCTGTTATAGGGTTCTGCAAATATTGTCTTGCCTGTATTATACCACCCTCTTTGCCGCTTTGCAAGCCCGCATCGTCAATTTTAGCGTGGCTGTTGGTATTCGGCGTGTATATCTGCTTTGTTTTAGGATCATAAAGCACATCGTTAAGACCGAGCTTAATAAAATCAAGTCCGAGTGGAGCAAGATTTTCCTTGAAGCGTATTTCATCCGGCTGTAAGAAGTTTGCCGCAAGACCTATCTGATACGCCTGATAGCGTGTCAGAATATCAGCCTTGAGCAGTTCAGAAGTATCTATGATAAAATACTTGTTATGCTTTTCTTTCTCAAGGAGCAGTGCCCTGTTAAGCGCCATTTCAAACGCAGATACAACAGGCAGTACGGCTGTCCTTATGCTATTGATATACGTTCTGTCATCGGCTCTGCCCGACAGCACATCGGGAGATAAACCGAACAGCATTGCTATCTGCTCGGCATTAGTCACCTTGTTCTGATTTAACTGCATCTCAACGGCGGTGGAGCTGCTTTCCTTGAAGTCGAGCCCGTTCTGCAGTATCATCATACCGTCACCGTTGTTGCTGTACAACTTTCGCCATGCTTCACGGATAGCTTGCATCGAAGGCTCGTCTACTCTGTGTTCTGTGCGCAGAAAGCCCTTCTTGTTGCCGCCTCTGCGGCTCATCGCCTTTTCAAGCTGTAACAGCATATAGCTTGATGTCAAGAGTGTGGGATTTTCGGCAAGTATGCTTACTCCCTTTCCTCCGTCAACGCTGTTACGGCTGAGAATGACAAAATCCCAGGGGTTGTACACTCTGCCGTCAACGAGCATACGGAGCGTCTTATAAATAGCGTCGGAGTTCTTTTCCACACTTACAGCACTGTCACGGACATAGCGGAGAGCCGATACCTCGTTTCCGCTCCGCTCTATGTGCATATATCCAGTTCCGTCAAGGAGCATATCACGGATAACCGCACGCTTGATTTCTGTCGGGTTCAGAGTATCGCCCGATTCTTCGTTCAGCAGATACAGACGGTTATCCTCAGTGATTTCCACCGCTGTCTGAACTTCGTCATTGCTGTTGTACAGTCTTATCGGCAGACTTGCTATTGTGCCGGCTATAAAATTAACAGCCGCTGAAACCGCAGGGATCTCAAGCGCCTGTTCTCTCGTTATATTGCTTATCTGCTTTAGCCCGAAAGCCACTTCAATATCAGTGCCTTCAGTGTCACGTCTGAATATCTTATCAAACAGTTTCACTGCTCTCACCTCCCTGTAATATCTTCATTAAAGCGTCATCTTCGGAATTTTCCGCCTGCTTCGGTATTGCTCTGATAGCGGAAAGTACCGTCCAGCCGTTTTCCTTTTCAATGTCGCTCATCATTTTTCGCTTCTGCATTATAATCTTGTCGAGGTCGGCTATCTTTGCAAGAGCTCCGGACATCAGCTTTGTAAACTTCATCAGTTCATCGCCTGTTATTTCCTCATCCGATAAATTATTAAAGGCTATCTCAATCTTCGACAGCACCGCTCTCTGTGTTACTGCGTCTGCTTTGACAGCGTTCACTTCGCTGTACAACTCGCAATATCGGTTGATACTTGCTCCGTACAGTGCATCGTTCTTCTGTATCTTGCTGAGCAGTTTTGTCAGCCGCAGGTACTCCTTGTGCGCTACCGGATCAGCCTTTACACAGTCACGCTCAAAACACTTCTGCCCTGTGAGCATAGCCGCTTCGGCTTTATCACGGACTTCTTTTTCTTTTTTTGTCCTGTGTCCCGCACAGTTTTCTATTGTTTTTGCTCCTCTGGGCATATACTCACTCCTCTCAAAGTCATATCGGGAATATATTGTGTAAAGAGGTGGCGGTCAGATGTCAGACCGGGACCCCTTCGGAATCGCAAGGGTAGGGGGTACGCTATATATTGTGGTGTATAGCATTGTACCACTATATGTTGTGGTGTGAAAAATCGACGGTACAAGTCATAGTTGCCAGTTCCTGCCTGCTGATACGTCCTCGCTCCGCAGCCTCGTGATGATAGCGGCACAGCGTTATAAGATTGTCGTTATCAAGCCTGCGGTCAAAATCGACCTTCAGCGGTACGATATGATGCACAGACAGGTCCGTGCTGTTGATAACACCTGCCGACAGGCACACCCTGCAGCAGTGACCGTCACGCTCAAGTATTTCATCGGCTTTTCTGCGCCATATTTTGCGGTTACGAAACCTGTCGGCTTCGCTGTCCCGTATCTTCTGCGTATACTTTGTCCCGGCTGTGCATTCTCCGGGCTTGTGGATCTTGCCACATCTTGAACATGCTTTTAACATAAATTTAAGATATAAGAAAAGCACCCTTTGCAGAGTGCTTGAAGTATTCGTCACCGTCCGCACGAAAGAATCAGAAGAGCGGACGGCTCGACTAAGAAAAAGGAGGTCCAATGGATAACTCTTATACGCATAATTGATAGAAAAGGTGACCTGGCGACCTTATGAGTCGCTCCTCGGTCACTACGCTTTCGCTTCTTTTCTATCGTAATCATACCACACACTTTAGGTGTATTTCAATGGTCAATTATTTTACTTACTTCCGAGAGTGCCCGCCCGTGTAATCTATACAGCCATCTAAGTTCTATGTTCTGCATAACAGCTATCTGTTCCCAACGGTTACAGTTTATGTACCGTGCTATCAGTATCAGCCTTAACCGCTCGTCAGCCACTGCCGATATAGTATGCTCTATCTCTGCTTTAACACGGATAAGCTCGTCTATCTCTGCGTTTATCTCCTGCTCCAGTGTTGCAATTTTTGCAACAGCCATACCCACCTTGTCAGATACCCCGCTGCTGTGTCCACCACCCGATGACGGCGATATGTTGGTAGCGAGCTCCCGAAGCTGTCGTTGTTGGTCTATCTTTTGATTTATGCGTATGTTGATAAGGTGATAGCGTGACAGGTATTCTTTAGCGGTCATTAGCATTCTCCTTGCTGATAAAGGTTTCCTTCAAGTCGATAATCTGTCCGTTTTCAACACGCTCCGTTGCAGTATGAATATTTACCACTGTGCGATTTTTATCAATTTTCCGCTGACCGACAGCGGTAACCGTTATCGCTTCATCGTAATAATCAGGTAGTATTAGTGTTACCGTTTTCATTGTGCCTCCTTTGTCATGATAGCCTCATCGCAAAAATCTTTTGCAGGACAGTCTTTGCAATCTTCTGCTATCGGCTCTTCACAGTAAAATCCGCATTCTTTCACCAATGCAATTCTGTCTTTCGGATCTGACCAGTCCATTTCTGTTTTTCCCTCAGCGTAATACTTGTCCATTTCAGGTGCTCGGCTGACTTCAATATCACAGAAATTTGCGTCCTCACAGCTGCTTGTGCATAATGCGAGCGCTTTTGCTTTGCCTCGTGTTTCGGCGAAAACAACTGCAGAAGCTGTTTCATATTTTTCATTTACAATCCAGGCTTTTCATGTTTCCTCCTTTGTCATCTCGTTTACGAGTTTATCCAACTTCTGCGGTGAGATGCCATAAGAAACAATACGTTCCGTACCAAATTCTATTAGCTCTGTCTTGCGTGCTATCTTTTTAAAACGCTGAACAAACTCTCTGATTGCCTCTGCATTACTTCTGTCGGGAATTTTGCGCCCACAGAACAGGCAGGTTTCCGTTGCGGGTTTGCGTTTAGCCATTGTTTGCCTCATAATGTATCACCACCAATTATTTCTTTCTTGATCATAGCAAGATATGTATCGACAACTTTTTCCCATTCCGCAGACATTTTGTCGATTTCTACTTCTTTTGCAAATTCATCAACTATCGGCTTTATGCAGTTCAGAAAAATATAAAACCGTACTACGCTTCCAAGTTTTATATTTTCTTGTATCTGCGCATCTAAAGATCCTTTCGGAAGTGTTATCAGCATATTTACTTCGTTTTCGGTCAAAATCTGATCAATAATTTTACCAAACGTTTCGATGTTCAACTTATCAAACTTTTCCATCTTCTATACCTCCATAATCCGTATACCTGCGATGTACGCAAGATCTATATTTCTGCTCTTTGCTATCTGTAACAGTTTTGTAATGCCTGTATCCATATCAAGATACCCTTTTGCCTTACTCACGCCTATACAGCCTGCGTAATCATCAAATACCTGCATAGCCTCATCCGTTGCGTCAAACAGCTTCTTCAAACGGTCGTTGCCGAAGCCGAACGCTTCGTTAGCGGCAATGGCAATACAGATACGATACAATGCAAATAACTCCTGCATTTCGCCGTGTTTGATTGCGTCTTCGATACTTGCCTTGCTTGTCAGACTGCTTCCTGCAATATGTGATTTCATTTTTTCGCCTCCCACATACAGCAAGTACAATTGCGTATGTCCGTGCCATGATGCACCCAATAAGCCATCATGCAATCATTTGTTTTGTACCATTTGCATTCGGAGCAACGCTTAGAGCGTTTCTCTTTTCTCTCCTCTTGCTCATTCATCAGCTTGCATATCTCGTGTTCAATGTACCACTTAGCCTTCTTCAAGTCTTCGGCAGCATCGCCTTTCTTGCCTGCTCGGAGTATGTACTTGACGGCATTGCCAAGATTAAAGCCAAGCTGATAGTCATCAATGATATCTATTGCTTCATACTTATTGTCTTTGTAGTGTTCGGGATGATTAATCTTCTCTCCGTTCATCCTTCAGAGCCTCTCTTCCGTCATATATTTTAGCCATTCTCTTGCACAGTTCACAGCCATGCTTGTTTACCTCACAAAGCAATTTGCCTATTGCTTTTCCACGCTTAGCGTTGTTCCTGTACGCTTTTTCGTACAGCTGGTACTTGTCAAACTGCTTTACTGCCTGCTTGCGCTCTTGTGCGCCCTGTTCCTTTGTTATCTCGCCCTCACGGAATGCCGCATACGTCAGGCGCATTGATTTATACAATAACCCTTCCGCAAGCGTTGCATCATCCGGGAGCGGTGTATTGTGTTTTGCAAGCTCGATTATCTCATCAGCCGTCATCTATCAGTTTAAGCGCCTCCTCCGCTGATCTGCATACCCCTGCGATAGCTCCGTAGTTCTTCATAGCATTTAAAAACTGCTCCTGCTGAGGTCTTACATTGCCTGTTGCCGTTTTTACTTCGATGAATACCGCCTTGCAATCAGACTTTCGATACCCGAACAGGTCTGAAAAACCTTTAGGAAGTCCTGTTGATACTGTTCTTCCGTCCGCTGTGCTGAATACGCCGACATTTGCACGGAAGATAACGCACTTTCCGCTTAACGCAAGGCGTATGCTGTTCTGTATGTCGATTTCTCTTATCTGAACCAACCCCATTCTTTAGCTTTCACATACGCATATCCGGGCTTGTAACCTTTGATTTTTGCGTATGCGTATAGTTCCTGTATACTTCTGCACTGAGTAACGTCTTGATACTCACTCGTAATCATAATCAGCTTTGCTTCCTGCTGTTCCTTGATTTCACGCTGTGTTTTTTCGTAGACATGCCCACAGTTCGGGCAGACATCGGCAGGCTCGTGAGTAAAATGGCACTCAGGACACTGCTTTATCTTGATCTCTGCTTGTGCTTGCTTCTTCGTCGGCGCTTTCGGTTCAAGCGTCCACTTGCGTTCTGCGTCCGGTAGTCCGTGTCTGTGTACGTTTCCGACGTGATCTATGATGATAGCTGTCTTACCCGGCTGATACCGCATGCAGCGCATAGACTGCTGTATATACAGAGTTAATGATTTTGTAGGTCTGAGAAGTATAGACACCGAGCAGTCTGGAACATCAAAGCCCTCAGATATAAGATCAACGTTACAGAGTATCTTAATCTTGCCTGTCCTGAAGTCTGATATTACCTGTGCACGCTCTGCTTTCGGCGTACTACCGTCAATATGCCGTGCCGGTATACCAGCGTCGCAAAACTGCTGTGCCATTGCTGTACTGTGCCTTATCGTTGCACAATAGCATACCGCCTTACCGCCGTCTGATAACTGCTTGTAAAACTTTATGACATCACCGTATATCTTAGGTTTATCCATCAGCAGTTCAACATCTTCTGCCGAATAATCACCGCATCGTGATGTCAATCGTGAGTAATCCGCAAGAGCAGGAGCATAATACCGATACGGTGCAAGCCTGTTATTTTCTATCAACCACTTTGCTGTAGGACCTTCTATGAGCTTGTCGTTTATCTCTCCCAACCCACCGCCGTTAAGTCGTACCGGTGTCGCAGTAAGCCCCACACAGTACGCTTTCGAAAACGCTTCGTATACCTTGCGATATGTACTCGCAACACAGTGATGATTCTCATCTGTTATTATCAGTGTAGGTTGCTTAGTATCCTGTAAGTGTCGTGATATAGTCTGCACCATGTTGACAGAGCATAAATCCATATCAACACCGTATCCGTTAAATGTGCTATATATCTGATCGCACAATTCCTGCCTGTGTACCATAAACAGGACACGATTATGATTATCTGTTGTACGTTTCGCAATCTCTGATGCTATTACCGACTTACCGCCTCCGCACGGAAGAACGATACACGGCCGTTTATAACCCTCACGCCAGGAACGTGACAGATTATCTATCAGAGTGCTTTGATAGTCATATAGTTGCATATATCTGCGTGTTGTCCTCCTTTCTCGGTTACACCTGTTACACAACAGTTACACCATAGGTGTAACACTGCGAAACCGCTCTATGACTGCGATTAAGACACCTTGTTACACCGTTACACCTAAAAACGCATTTTCTTATAGGAAAATCTATATAAATACAACGTTAAAATTGTTTATACAGAATATAACGTTATACCCGAAAAAGGTGTAACATGTGTAACATTGCTCTCAAAACCGCTTGCAAAGCCAGTTTAGCTGTTACACATGATGTGTAACTTTGGTGTATCAGGTGTAACGCTTAAAAATCTATATCGTCGTATTTTTCGTCATCTTCCGACGGAAGCGTCAGATGCACGCATCGTGTACACAGGCCGTTAATCCGCCTGTTTACAGTGTTTTTGCCCGCTTTGTCTATCTCGATAAGGCGGTTATCACGCAGATACGATAACAGCGCCTGCGAATTGTAACCCTCGTCCTCACACGCTTTGCGGAACACAGATGCGGCAATATATACCTCTCGCCTATCGCCCGAAAGGACACCCCATTGATCAACGGGTTTGTCCGGATTGTATATAAAGCGTGTCGAATTTAAAGCGACAAAACTGCATATATGCTCATATGCTCTCGGATTGACGCTTACGGAAGCCTTAGTCTTCAAAAATTCGGCTACTTCTTCCGTTTTCAGTGCCGTTTCCTGTATGTTCAGCATTTCGCACATCAGCGTGTCCGCTGTGAGTATCAGAGCTGCGCTCTGTGCCTGTTTCTGCATTATGTCATAATCGGCTATCAGCTTCTTTTGATAACTGTCAAACAGCTCCTCAGCGTGTCCAAAGCCGTCTTTTATCAGCTTTTGCACAAACATTTTGCCAAACGCTCCGTAGTTTGCTTTTACCGTGTTTGCAACGTGTCTCGGATCATCAAAAAACTTTTCCTTACACTCAATCTCGATAACTCTATTTACAGAACCGCCACCGGAGCGTGCTGTTGTAATCGGGCGCTCGCCCGTTGTTATTACTGCGTTTTTCCATTTCGGGACTGCGTCAAGTCCGCCGAGCTTGTTGCCTCTGCTTCTACCTGAGCCTTCGGTCAGCATATATATCAGATTGTCCAGATCTCGCTTGTCGTTGATAATCTGCAGCTCGTCCAGTATGTAAGGCAGGTTGTTGTAAAATGCCGCAGTTTTTTCCATTCCGACGGTTGTAGCGTTAAAAGTCATGATGTAATCGCCTATTTCGGGGTTGCCCCATATACTTGCCGCTGTCATCGCAAGGACCGTCTTTGCACTTTCCGTTTCGCCCCACAAATGCACCCAGAAGCAGTTACAGCCGAGAGGCTTTACAAGTACAGATGCAAGCGATGAAGCAAAGACCATTCTTGCCGCTACCGACTTCAGGCGTATATTATGATATATCACCTCATACCACTTGCGAACATCTCCTACCGCTTTTACGCTGTCATAGTGCTTCTTATACTCTGCTTCTCCGTCAAACGCTATACTGTCGATATACGGCGCAAAATCAAGCTGTTCGTCCGCCTGCGTTATCCACCCCATGCGAGTAACGCATTCGGTTTCTGGGAGCAGTTCAGGGTTAAGCTGTTCGATTTTTGCAAAGTATTTTACAAGTGCTTTTGCGCTTTCGCTTGTCACTGCTATACCGCTGTCTGACAAGTCAACGATCTTGTTCGCAGATGATATTGTCTTCCGGTCAACGATAAGATAGCGGAACGCTCTGCCGCCCCTCGAGTAAGCTATTTTTATCTTTTCGACACCCGTGTCGATATTGCAAAGACGCATTATCGGCATAATCGGATGTGGGCAGACAGTTTCGCCGTCAAGTGATACTCCGGTATAATCGCATATATAGTTACCGCAGATAAGCTGTACCGGCTGGAGCGGAAAGTTTGTAGCTGTAAAGGTTTCCGAAAGATTTTTCTCGTATTTTCGGCAATAGTTGCCGAGCAGGGTCATAAAGCTCCTTATTTTAAGCTCTGCCGCCCGCTCGGTCACCCTTGCCTTTGCACGCTCAAACTCGAATGGATCGTCAATAAAAGCACAGCAGTATTGATATGGCTCAAGTCCGGTAAGAAAATCTTCTTTCGTAAATTCCTCGACCGGCTTTAACTTTTCAATGTCATCTATCGCCATTGGCTTTTACCTCTCTTGTATCTTAGAACGGGTAATCATCATCGTCATCTGGTGCTACTACTGCCGAGCTTGCCGGAGTGGTTGGTGCATTATATGAAGCAACCGCAGGTGCCGACGTATAACCTGTCGTACCGGAAGAACTGCTATCCTTCTTCTCACCCGTGAATGTCGAACGGTCAGCAACTATTTCGGTAACGTATGCTGTATTGCCGTTCTTGTCCTGATAGCTTCTCGTCTGAATTTCGCCCTCAATGAGTATCATACGTCCCTTAGCAAAATATCTTGATATAAATTCCGCTTCGTTACGCCATGCAACAATGTTAAGAAAATCGGTCTTTTTTTCTTCGCCTTTTGTCTGAAATCTGCGGTCAACCGCTATTCTGAACGACAGCACAGATACTCCGGACGGAGTGGATTTAAGTTCAAGGTCGTTTACGATACGCCCCATAAGAATTGCCTTGTTGTACATTTAGTCCTCCATATCCTCAATATTACTGTCGATTATCTCGTCCCTGTAGTTTATGATCTCCGAAAGCACCTTAGTGTGACGGCAGTAATTGCACTTTTCACACCTCAGAGGTGTCAGTTTACCTTCCTTTATCATCTTGTAACGTGGCGATAAGGTCATTACTGTAAAGAGCGCCTCGTCAAGATTTTCCTGCGGTATGTAGTATAACTGCAAGTCGGGCTCAGGCTTCTGTTTCGTTATCGCCGCTATATAGAACGGCAAGCTTTTGCCTGTATTCTGCCTTACGATTTCCTGATAGATCGCACCTTGTATGTCATAGCCCCAGTAATCAATGAAATGCTGCCATGCTCCAAACTCAGAGTTATATACCTCGTCAAAGTCCTTAACACACTTCAGATCAACTATCGCTTTATCCGGATGATAGCTGTCAACCTTGATTTTATACGGCACACCAGCTATCTCACCGATGAAGATAACCTGCTTTTCGCCTGCCATATACCTTGAAAACAGCTCATCTCTTTCTGCACGCTGTATCATAGTTTCTGCGTGCTTGTATTCGCTTTTCAGATCGCCGTTTCGTGTGAATATCTCAGGGTGTTGCGCTCTGAAAATGTCGAGCGTTCCCTCATAGTGTGCGTCAACGTAAGAGCCGACAAGGAGAGAAGTCGTAACCTCCCTCTCGTACTCTCCGTTAAGCTCAGCCAGTGCCGAGCTTTCACATTTCTTAAATGCCTTGAACTGAGATGAACCCATGTACTTTCTGTTCATCTCAGGGCTGAAATAGTTTTCCGAGTTTACTTCTATCATAAGTAGTTTACCTCCAGCTCTCCGTCCGTTGTTCTCGTAGCGATAAACTGCAAGCCTTTTTCCTTGCACTTTTCGTACAGATGCTGTCTGTTCTCGGTACTGAGCTTTTCTGTGCCGTCAATAAGTATCAGCTGTAAAGCATTAGGCTTTGAAACGGTAACATCAATGCAAAGATTCAGCTTTTCTCCCTCGGAAAGATTGCTGACAGGCAAGCCGTGAATAAGAGGTATGCCGTTTTCAACTGTAAAGCCCTCAATCGGTATCGTTGCATTTTCAAGTATCATACCCGGCAGACTGCGTGCAAGCTCTATCTTCTCTGTCAGCTTGTCCGCCTTGTTTTTTAGCGCCTTGACCTCAGATTCCATATTAACCATACGGTTATATTCGTTCAGATGCTTTTTCATTGCTTCCGCCGTCTTTACCTCAGCTTCAAGTGCTGATGTGTCTATCCGATCTTTTGAAAGGCAGTCCTGCGCTGTTTTCATATCGCCGTCAAGCTTTGCTATCTTTTCACGGTAGGTAGCTTCAGCGACCGCCAGCTTATCCGCATAGATCGTATCGAATGTACCGAGCTTTTCCTCAGCCGCCTTTATCTCCGCCTTTTTGCGCTCGATCTCAGCGATAAGGCTTTCCTTTTCGGCGGAAATACGGTTCTTTTCGTTTGTAAGCTCTATTTCCTTTTCGGCTTCATAGCCCCTTACCTTGTTGTTATAGCTGTCCATAAAAGCTCTTGCACGGTCGATAAGATTGTTGTTGCGCTGTGCTTCCGTTATCTTGGAATAAACGCCGCCAACATCATATTTGTCCCATTTTTCAGCGTCAAAATGTTCGGGTATATCTTTTGCTATGTCCTCGATGAACGCCCGCTTATGGCGCATTTCACGCTGAATATCCTGTCTTTCAATGAAATAATCGCCGTGATCGCTCTGAATATCTGATAGCACCTGTAAAATGTTCTGCTGATAATCAACGCCGCTCGGTATCTCACCGAACTGTTCCTTTATCCAGTTCAGATCCCAGTCAAAATCTATCATATCAAGGATTATTCTGTTCTGCTCTTTTTCGGGGAGAGCGATAAACCTGACCGGATCTATCTGCAGTGGCGTGAATATCGACTGCAAGAAGCTTTCGGGAGCAGGAACATCTCGTCCGCCTTCCTTGATAGACTTGTAATCTGCCTGTCCGCTTCTCTTCTTGCGGTCTATGTACAATCCGCTGTCGGTTTCTATGATGATTTCGCCCTCATTCTCGCCTTTTTTGAGTACAAAAGAGCGGTCGGAGCGGTTTGTCAGCGCATAGCGTATAGCGTCAATTACAGATGTCTTGCCTGCGCCGTTCGTACCGGTTATCTCAACCGACTGTCCGTCAAGCTCGGTTTCCGATATACCAAATAAGTTTTTGATCTTGATTTTTGTTGTTTTCATGCGTTACCTCCTAATGCGTCGGGTGCTTTTCTGCTTTCAATCTTCTGTTTTTCTGCCAGTGAACAGTCCCAGCAAAGACTTTTGCCGTACTTATCGTATGACATCTGAGCTATCTGCTCGGCAGAGAATTTGCCGTTTCCTGCTATTTCTTTTTCGCAGTCGGCACAAGTCCTTTCGGTCTGAGCTATCTGCGGTACTGTCGGACGTATTCTCAGTCCTCCGACCTTTTTTCCTGCAAACACAACCGTCGGATCAAAATATACCTGTATGGCACGGCCTGCCCAGTCTTCTATATATGGAGCGTTGTACAGCTTCTGTATCTGCTTCATATTTGTCTTATTCAGTATAAACGGCTTCTGACCGTTCTTGAGGTGTGCCACTACCTCGTATTCTTTTTTACCGTTTACGCCTACTATTTCTTCACGGCGGACATAATCAATTACGACTACTATGTCCTGGCCGTTCGGAAGCGAGTACGCTCCGAGGTAATTCGGATTCGTAAGCAATTTCCAATGCGTTTTTATTTCCGGCATTACTTTTTACCGTTCCTTTCTGCTTTTCTAAGCGTGTATACGCACTTTCCGACCGCCATATCAAACCTTTTACAGTCGCTGTAGCAGTGCGTCATACACACCGGTGCATATTTGTAATACGGGCATAATACCCAGTTGTTATTTTGCTCTGCGGTCTTGCGGCAGTGGGAATAGGTGTCAATGCGGCATTTGCGGACTGCTGACCCGGAGCGGTCACAGGTGCCGACACAGTAACCGGTACCTGTGCGGCTACCGACACTACGGGCGCTGTTGCTGT